TGGCCGAAGGGCTTCCATGACATCATCCGTCATGCCGCGCTCCTGCAAATCGGTGTCGAGGTTGCGGCCGGTTCTGCGGTGATAGTCCCGTGACGCCAAAGCCCAGGCATATTTGTCCTGATTTTCCGGGGTGAACGGGGTATCTTCGCCCGCCACGTCCTTCCATGTCGTCCAGGTGAATTGGTAACGGCCCGCCGCCGATGATTTTCCGGCCGGGCCATCCTCGTAGATGCGCGGATGGCCTCCGCTCAGATCAAAGGTCTGACCACCATTCGGGCTATAGCGCACATTGTAAGCGCCATTGCTTTCGCCCGATGCAATGGAGTTCAGAAAGGCACGCTGGTAGGCGGTCAATGACGTGTTAGCGGGGTCGGGAACAGACATTCTGGCTGATCCCCGGCCACTGTCCCGGCCGCCGCCGCCATACTCGCGCGATCCATCGCCGGAACCAAGTTCCGCCCAGCGAAGATCGCGCTCCGCTTGGCGATCCTGAAAGAACCGATCATCTCGCTCCTGCATGGCCTTGCGGTCCCGCTGGCGAGAGAACCCATTGGAAAAGCCGGTCAGGAAACTTCCCGCTGCACCGCCGCCCATTATGCCGCCTCCTGCATGACCGAGCGGCCCTTGGCGATCTTGTCCACCTTGGCCGAAAGTTCCTTGATTGCGCCCATGGTGGTGCCGATAGCGTCAATCACGTTGATGGAGCGGCCGTCACCGTGGCCGGTCTGCTTCTTGAAGTCCTGCGCATAGGTGCCGACATGGCGCTGACCGTCCCCCTGACCATCCTTGTAAGACCATTCCTCCACCGGCATCTTCTCCACCGCCTTGAGCAGGCTGCGGCCAGGCTTCTTGATGTCGGTCTTGATCTTCTTGTCAGAGGGAAATGCCAGACCGATGATCGACCCAATCCCGCCCATCAGGCTGTTGTTTTGATCCTGATTGGCCTGATAGGTCCGCATCCGGGCGTCATATTGGGCCTGCAAGAGGTTGCCTTGCTGTCCGTATCCGCCCATGGCACCGCCAAATCCGCCAGATGCGGCGCTGTTGGAAAGGCCAAGGGAGGTTGCCGGGTTTACTTGCCCGCCAGCCCCAAGATTGATTGCGTTGGCCTCCCGAACGTCCGCTTCGGCGCGCACCGCCCGGCGCTCGTTGTTGATCGCCCCCGCCTTCGCAAGCCCTTCCTGAACCGCGATACTGCGTCCACCGGCCAAAGCCCGCCCCGAACGGGGATCAACGCCCATGGCGGCCAAGCTGCGCTCCCTCTGGGCATTGGCGGAGTCGATCTGCTGTTGAACCCCGCTGGCGGCCATGTTGACGCGCGCCGCCATGTTTTCCGGGCTGGCCCAAGTCTTTGCCTTGGCGATGTAAGCGTCCTCCAAAGGCTCAAACACGCTCTTATGGCGCGTCCGATCTTCGGTGGCCCAACCGTTTGAGACGGCCGCCTGATTTTTCATATAAGCGAGATAGTCTTGCCCGGTCTGGGCCGAGAGCATCGCGGCATCGCCGATGCGCGGATCAATCGCCGGGGCTTTGCTTTTCTTACCCATCTGCCAATTCCTTCTCAGTGTGCAGCCAGTGGCATTCCTCGGCAAACATCGAGGTCATTATGTCGGCGTCGCCTGTGGCGTTTCTCCGCATCCGGCCTTCGATCTGAAACCCCAGCTTGAAGGCGAGTTTCAGCGCCGGGGCATTGTCGCAAGGCGTAAGGCCGATCACGCGCGCCAGCCCCTTGAAGGTGAAGATATAGCCGAACAACTTGGTCACGATGTCCCGCGTTGCCCATCCCATTGTCCCATCGGTGGCGAAGTGCAGAACCGCCGCATCGCCGATGAATCCATTCAGGATCATCACAGCCCTGATCCGGCCGGTCCCGACATCTAGAACTCCGACTGCTTCCGCGCTCGGCCCAAAGGTGTCCGGTTCGCAGCCGACTTTGCTTACCGCCCAGGCGATAAGCGTTTCTTGCTCGGAAACAGTCAGGAACAGCGACATTGTTAGCCTTTCATGCGCTGAGTGCTGCGGAGATTTTAGCCCACTTTTCTGCGCTTGTCAGCCGTTCGCCCATTGTTCCGGGTGCGCCATGCGAGGCCGCCAAAGCCGCCCAGACGGCATCTGCAATGGCATCCGGGGTCAGCACCGGCGCAGCATCGGGTGCAGATACAAGGAAGGCGTTCGCATGAGTGATCAACCCTTCGGTGAAGGTGAAGGTATCGGACCCAGAGAGGAACGCCACGGCGAAGGTTTGGGCGGACTCGGAGAACGTGAAGGTGTCCGATCCAGTCAGGCTGACCACGGCGAGGATCGAGGCAGAATCGGTAAAAGTGATGGTGTCGGAACCGATCAGGTTGACGATGGCCTGTAGTGTCCCGCTTTCAGAGAACTCAATGGCATCCGTTCCGACCAGAGCCATACCCATCGACATGCTTAGGCTTTCGGAGAACACGATACGAGCGTCCGTATAGGAGGACATGCCTCCCGCCTTTATAGGCAGAGTCCACGATGACGGTGCCAGATGACCATTCGGAACGCCTGCCTTGTTGGACAGACCAGCCCATCCCATGCTCTGCGCAAAGCGATCCCCGGTTCGACCGGGCGTTGCCCCTCGCCCAATAGTTCCGCCTTGAGCGCCTACATAGTTGAGCGGCAGGGCTGAGAGGGGGTGTTGGTTTATGAGCAGCATTCAATCAACCCCAAGCATACTCATGGGAACCGATGAACGTGGTGTTTGCGGCAACGGCAGCACCGGCCACGAAGATAGGAACAATACAGGCACCGTCCATGATACGCGGCATGGAGGGCAGTTGGTTCACCAAGTCGCGTTCAGAAGCCACGCCAACCGTGGTAATCGGGATATGAGCCAGAACACGCGCCAAGCAGAGTGCGAAGGTTCCGGTGTTCGCGGCCGACATGGTGACGGATGCGACGTTCTGAACCCCGGAATCTCCACCCGCCAGAGGCAGGAACGGGCCGAAGTTCGTGGCAGCGGTGCCGGAATGTGCAATGTGCCCGACGATTGCCGAAGCAGTCATGGCCACGGTTGCCCCCAAGGCGCGGCCGGAAGTGCCCGCTTGGTTCGTGTAAGACAGAGCGATGTTTTGCGCCGTTGCACCAGAAGCAGCCGTTGCCACTGAAAACAGTTTCAAACCGGCACCGTTGGCATAGCGCAGCGTCGGCGTCCCGGTCAGGGTTTGTGCCGTCGCCAAGTTGTTGCTGATCCCCGGCCAGTATCCTTGCAGATCGAGAAGATAGATAGTGCCGGGAACACCCGTGGCGATCATGGTCATCGCCATGATGTTCACCAGATGCTTGGTGTCCGTGCTGACGTTCCCGCCATGGGGCATCCCGAAAATCTGCGTCCCGTTTCCGGCGCTTTCGTTGCAGGAGGTCCATGCCAGCGCCGTTCCCGCCCAGGCGTTCGCAATCGGGGAACCAGGCAGAGAACCGAAGTCGTAGGCGCGGCCTGCGGTATAGGCACTGGCCCCAGTTACCTTGTTCCAGTCATAGCGCCCGAACTTTGCATTGACCGTTATTTCGTTTACGAAATCATCCAGAGACGAGAAGCCCATAGTTCTTTAACCCCATGCAAAGTGAAGGTGGCCGGTCATAGGCACAACGGCTTGGGATGCCCCGCCATTGCTTCCAATGATTCCGAGATATGCCCCATCCATGATACGCGGCAGGGCAGGTTGATGACGCATCATGTTCTTTTCGGTAAGCTGTTGCGGTCCCGTGAGCATGGACAGGAGAGCCAAAGGCTCGACAATGACGGCTGCAAAAAAGCCACCACAAGGCGTTGACAGCGTAACACTGTTAATCTGAGACACACCGGTATCACCATCTTGAAGAGTCATGAATGGGATACGGCCAGGAGTTGCCGCCACCTTCGGAGAGTTCACCAGCCCACCCGCAACCGATTGCGCTTCGATGGTGAACATCTTGGCCTGCACCACACCTTTATCGCTGGTATAGTTGACCGTGACGCTGGCGCTTGCACTGATTGGCGTCGTGCAGACCAGCATGACTTGACCACCCGAATACCGAGGAATGGTTGCGGTATTGTCCATGATCTGATCATCGGTGCTGTCCCCGTCGATCAGGGGATAGAACATCAGATAATCAAGAAGATAGAAGATACCCCCAGCAAAGTTGGCATCCCCAATTCGCTGTTGCCAGTTGATCAGGTGCTTGGTCATGCCGGTAGGTGGTGTAGGGCCACAATAGATACCGTTGTTCCCCGATCCCACCAGGGGAGTTGCTTCCAACTGACTGCCCACATAGGCATTATATTTTGGGGTTCCCCCACCCATGGTAAAATCAGCAAAGCGATATTGGCCCCAGTTCGATGGCGCACTCGCACGATGGTAATGACTGATCCAGTCCCGGCCACTCTCCGAGATTGAATCAGCCAATTCTCGCACCGAACGGAACCCCATCTGGATCAATCCACGCTGATCGACAGGGCGCTTGCGGCGAACTGCGGCTGAACACCGGTGGACGGAATGACGGAAGCAGACAATGCCCCCCGGTCGATGATCTGCCCCGCGCCGCTGGCGGTGGTGACAATTGCCCAATAGGTAATGGGGGTCGCGCCGCCCGTCGAGGTCGGGAACTGAACCAGTGCCGCATTGACCGCGTTGTTACCGCTGACCGTAAAGCCCGTAGTGCGAGAGATCGAAACACGGGCATAGCTGGTATAGGTGGTTTCGTTGGTGATTGCCGTTCCGGTTTCGCCGGGGTCAGCCGTGTAGAGTGCGACCCAGAAGTTCGCATTCGCCGCCCAGCCGGGGGCGGTTGTCTTGAAGATGTAGTTCATCACATCATTTTCAGTGGTATCGCCCAAGGACATAGCGGTTCCCCTTTCAAGTGGAATAGGTGATCCCGACCAGATCACCGGCCGAGTAGTTCAGGTGTTTCACGGTGTCGATTCCTGGCGGGAGCGTGCCGGTCAAGGTGATGGTCGAAAGGTTCCCGTCGATGTCGTAGGCGAATGTTTTTATGGCCCCGCTGGCGTAGGTGACGGCTTCGAGCCTTCCGTCGATGTCGTAGGCGATGGACCCATTGGACGACTGAATGTTCTTCGAGACTGTCTCAAAGGAAGGGTCGATCATTTCAGAGTCGAGGATGGCCACGGCATCCGACAATGCGTCGAGTGCTGCGGTCGCGGCGGCAAGCGACGTGGTGATGGCCGCCGCATCGCGTTTCAGCTTGCCGATCAAGACTTGGAGTTCCGTGATGTCGCGCTTGCGCAGGGCGTGATCCTGCGGATCGCCGCGCTCCCCGGCGAGAACCAGAAGCTTCTGTTCCTTGATCTGTTCGGCCATGGACATCATTGCTGGGCAATCTCCGTGGGCGTGTGGGCAATGGTGACGGCGCTGATAGTCAGCGTGCCAATCACTTCGATCTCCCACTGTGTTGCAAGGAAGCCGGATGGAAGCCGCTCAACGGCATTGAAACTGGTGATGGTGGCCCTCAAAACCCCGTCCGCATAGACCTTGACCGCGTTTGCGGGGTTGGGCGCGGTGAAGTCATCCGAGTCAACCATAATGGCCCCGAAGTTCACCGGAGTTTGCAGGTTGTAAATCTTCGACCGCCAGACTTGGCTTTTGGGTGCCTGCGACAGGTCGTCCCATTCGTAAATGGTGCTGGACCCAATCAGCATGTAAAGCGCCCCACGGCCGACCTCAAAGAACATCGCAGTCGGGGCTTCGCTGGCGGTGATCAGGAATGGCTGTTCGCCTGTCAGGTCGATGATGCCGATATAGCGGCCAAGGCCATCCTCGGGATCATGCGAGAACACATAGCGCCCGATATGCTGACTGCACACGAAGGTTTCTGCATTCAGATCTGCCCATTGCTTGCGCGTAAAGAGGCCGCGAGACACCAACTGCGCGCCACCGCTGGGGCTGATGGTCACAAGCCCCTCCGTCGAGGGATAGGCTACGGCATAGCCAAGATCGACAATCCCGCGCTTTGTGACGCAAGGAAGGTTCTGCTCGATCCGCTGCATAGCCATGGCGGAAGGGTGTGTTCCCTGCACGATGTAGGGAACACCGGTGGTCAGCACGATCACGGAGGTTCCAAGCGCCGCCAGCCCGACAATCGGGTAATCGACCGTCAGGGCATATTTGGCGGGCCAAGCGTGCGGCCGGTAGGGTTCACTGAAATAGAGGTCTTTCCCAGAGAAAGCCGCCATTATGCCGTTGGCGCAGGCGATGATGCCCTTGAGTGTTCCAAGGGGCGGGTCATAGTCGAGCGACGGAATGCTTTCCTGCATCGGATCGACCGCGAGGTCATGGATATAGCTGGCCCCGATTGCCCCGGTGGCGATTTCCTTGACCAGATACAGGTCGGCGACGCCCAGAGCATCGGTTTGGCTGCGATAGAACCGATACCGGTTGATACCCCGACCGGCAGGCGGCGAGGAAAACCCGGTGAGCGTCACAATGCAGTTCGTCGAAATCGTCATGGAGTTCGACAGGGGCGAAGGCTGGCTTTCCTCGTCCAGAACCGTAACGAAGGTATAGGCATAGGTCACGGATTCCGCCGTGTCGGCGTCCACGGTGCCGGTAAAGCTTGCGGACAGGGCACTCACGGGCGGAGGAAGGGCGAGATCGTATTGCTGGCCAAGGCCGATGTCGCCCCAGACCTTCGGTGCGCCAGAGCCGGTCAGGTAGGTGCGCTCGGTTGCGACGGGTCCATCCACCGCATCCACAAGAGTCGGCCACGACAGCCAGTCGCCACCGGGGCGGCGATAGATGGTCATCGGGTTTGAGACGCCAAGGGTTGCAACGAGGCCGGGATTGCACAGCGGGACAAGCGCCCCGTTTTCAAGGCGCGTGTTCTTTGCCACTTGGGCGGCGCTATCGGACAGCAGGCGCGGATGAATGCGCGGGACAGCCCCTTGGAATCCGGCAATCCTGATCCTCACGTCCAGCCTCCAAGATCGGTCAGCGGCGGCGCAATAGGTGCGCCGAGCGTGTCAGTCAGGAACTCGGTGGACAAATCCCCGGAACCCAGAAGGGCGGGCGGGACATAGTTGGTGTCGGCCTCGTTGGCATCCCCAGTGGTTTCGATCTGGGCGGAGACTTGGAAAACGCGACCGGTGGAAGTCTTGATCGACAGATAGAGGTCGAATACCGATCCATCGACGCCACCGGCTGCATAGGCCAAAGCGCCCTTCATGGCATAATAGACCCAAGTGACGACAAGGCTTGTGGGGGCGGATGACCACGCATAGGCCCCGATCACGGTTTCGGTGGTTTCGAGCCGCGTCGAGAGGTCGATGGAATAGTCCAGGTGGGCCGCCGAAGGCTTGGAAAACAGCGTCGGATCGCCATTGACATCATCCAGCACGATCCTGCGGGCACGAACGCGCGGGAACCGATCTTCGGGGATGGCAGTCCCGACAACGGCGATTTCAGAAATGGTCAGGACGGACTCTGGCAGCGGCACGGTGTTGCCCCCTCAAATTGCTGGCGAAGTGGGTGTTCACCGCCCGTTCAAACATGAGTGCATATTCGGCGGCGCGGGCAGGATTGGTGTAAGGTTGGCCGGGAATGTTGAGCAGCCGGTTCAAAGCGCCGAAGGCGATGGTTTCCGCATGTTTGACGAACAGGAAATCCGGCACGACATTGGCGCGATCTTCGGTGTCCTCGTCATAATCCGATGGAATCACGCCATCCAGCCCGACACGCGGCTTGAGAAAGACCGAAATGAACAACTCGCCCTCGGCGAACGGCATCAGCGTGATGGTGTCAGCAGAGGTTTGCGTGATGTATTTGGGCTGACCGGCCTGTTCGCTTTCCGATGCCTGCCAGTCGATGTCGGAGAACTGCGTCGGGGTCAGGTCCATCCCGTCGATGCTGGCATTCTCGATTTCGTGAATCGTTGCATATTCAGGGGCGACCAAGCAGGACGTGGCGCGCGTGATCCTGCGGCGCGTGACTTGCCGCCAGCAGCGGGTGCGCTCACAGAACTCCGCGGCCGCGAGACGAAGGCATTGTTCCGCCACCGGCCAGGGCGCATCCGGCGCGTTCGGCAGGAGCAGAGGCATGAAGTCTGCCAGCGCGCGAGTCTCCAATGCCATCCTGCTTCCTCATTTACGCGGTTTGCTGGGAGTTGATGCCGAAGGCCATTTCCGCCTGACCTTTGATGCCGAGAGCGTTGGCGAATTGCTGATAGTGCATCTGGGCGCGGTCGGCGGCCCCGCCATACTGCATATCCTTCGAGAAGGCGCGCGAGAGGATATAGTCCATCAGCGCCGACTGATAGATCACCGGGATCGGGATGGTTTTGTCGGAATAGCTGTCGATGTCCTCGGGATCATCCCCAACGTCTGCGGCAATGTCCGCGAGGATGGTGGACATGATACATTCGATTTTCCCGGTCCCGGTGTTGCCCGGATAGACATAGAACACGCGCTGTTCCAGCGGGTCAGCGATGACATGCCGAACGGTGGCGCGGAACGGGGTGCGCGCCGGGTCGTGCCAGTTTGGGTTCTGCACGTCGAGGATTTCGCGGGCGATCTGGGTCACAGATGCGCCGCCAACATAGGTCGGATCGGTCCCCGTCATGTTGCGCGTCACGCGCAGCAGAGCGTTATAGCCATCAGGAAGTGTCTGCTTGGTGCCGGAAACCAGCGGAAACACCACAGTAGAAGATGAAACGGTCGGCTTGTGGAGGGTGATTTCCCGCAATCCCGCGTTCATCCACTTGACCAGTTCGGTGAGTGGCCAGCGAGTTGCCGCCCCGTCTTGGAGGATGATGTGGGCTTGGGAAAGGATTTCGCTGGCGGTGATGGGCATGGCCGGATCACTCCTTCGGGAGGGCTTTCAGGGCCGCAATGAGGGTCGCACGGCTGGCATTCTTCTTCGCTGCCTGTCCGAATGCCTTGGCATATTCATCGCGCAGCTCCGCATTCGAGGCGTTTGCGAAGGCGTCGGCATCTTGGGGGACCGAGGTTTCGGCCTCATCGGTCCCGGCGTCGCTTGGGTTGTCAATCGGAGCATCTTCATGCTCAACGATCATGCCCATGGCGGCCAGAACATCGCTGTCGAGCGAAAACGGAGCATAGGCCTCGGGGATTGCCAGCAGGATTTCGACGTGTTCGACTCTCGACACTTCGGCTACATGCGGCGTGTGCATCCAATGGGCCTCGGCGTCCATCGGCGCGAAGATATAGGTGTCGTCGTCAAGCGTGACGATGGTTCCCGTCTCCCGCTTGAGTTTGCATTCGATCTGCATGGCCTTCTCCTGGCGGTGTTCTGGGTGCTGAAATGCCGGGCGATCATCACCGCCCGGCATGGCGGATTTCGTCAGCGTCGGCTTCAGAGCGTGTAGAACAACAGCAGTTCGACCTTTTTGGAGGGCGAAGCGGTGATGTTCGCAGTCGTGGTCAGGCCGATGGACCGGTCATAGTCTGCCTTGGCGAACTGGAAGCCGGTTGCCAAAGACATGCGCGTGACGGCGGCGTTGATGTCGGTGGCGGAGAAGAACTCCGAACCGATGGTGCGCGCGGCGTTCGGATCGCCGACATCACCAGACATGATACCCACGTTTGCGGTGCAGACCGCGCCGATAGCGCCGATCAGAACCGCATCACAGACGTTGGCGAAGGCGGGGAGGACGCCGAGTTCCAACTTGTCGGTGGCGAAGGTAAACGCGGTCGAGAACACGAAGGGGAAGCGGGCGACCATGACGCTGCCCGACGACAGGGCGCGCGGCGGCGTCAGGCGGCGCAAGGCGGTGGAGGACTGAAAGAATGCCATGAGGTTGCTCCTGTTCTGGCGATCTATTGAGGAAAGCGCGGGCTATTCGCCCGCGCCGGTCATTCAGGCGATCACGGAGCCGCCGAATAGGTATCCACGGCAATCACGCCGAAGTCGCGGTTGTTGAACCGGGTTTTCTTCATGCCGAAGATCGTGCCCGCAACCACGGTCGGTTCGTTGCCGTAGTCGTCAACATCTTCTTCCCACATGAAGCGGTTGCCGCCCGGAACGCCGTAGGCCACCACACCGGCCTGCCGCGCCATGAACAGAGCGCGGGAGGCGGGCAGGTTCGCGCCTGCGCCGTAATCCGAGAAGCGGATTACCGATTTGTGCGAGTGCAGAATCACATTGTTGATCATGCCCAAGCTGCCCTTGAACAGCTTGTTGTCGGAACCTTCTGCCTGCGCGGCGGCCTTTTGCAGTTCAAGCCAGCCGGTCGTGCCGGTGTTCGTGCGCAGCGAATATTCCTGAAACAGCGACATCAGCAGGACATACCGCTGTTCGCCCTCGATGGAGACGGGAACCATGTTGGCCGCGTCGGGGTCCAGTGCCCGGATCATTCCCGCGTTGGTGTTGATCTTTTCGATCAGGTCGCGCGACATGATGTCGGTCGAAACCATGGAGGCCTTGGAAGTTGCCACGCCGCCATAGACAAGGTGCTGCGCATCCGGGGCTTGCAGGGCATTGGTCGCAAAGCCGGTGTAATCGGTGTCCTCGTAGAAGTCCTGGTTGATGCCACGCGCACCGGACAGATAGATGAACGTGATCTGGTCCATGTATTCGGCCCAGTAGTCCGAGAGGCGGTCCTTGGCGATCTTGCGCAGGTCATGCGCCGTGCGCTTGCGGGTCATCCGGCCACCAGCCGAAACGCTGTGACGGATTTGGTCGATGGTCACGCTGTCGGTGTAGAACCGCAGGTTTTCTTCGCGGCCCTTGATCCGGTTGTCGCCGGTGGTGGGCTTGCCCTTGAGTTGGACCGACAGGTCGAACGACACGGTGTCACCGGCGTCCGATTCCAGTTCGGTTTTCTGGTGGATGATGGCGTTGTCACCGGTGCCGATGAACTTCTTCTGGAAGTAGGACTTGGACAGAGCGTCCACGGCCAGAAGGTTTGCCCACCGTTTTTGAGCGCGCGGATCGCCAAACGGAATGACAGTCTGGGACATTTTGATACCTCATGCAGAGAAAAGCTTGAGGCACATCATGCGCCGGGGTGTGGGTGCATCCTACCACCTATGGTATGCACTTGAAAAGGGGGCAGCTATAGGTGGTAGGACTCGGGGAGTTCGCGCACCGGTTCCGATGCGCGCTCGATTTTTTGCAGGTTGATGTTGCGGTTTTCAGGGGCGGAAATGGCCAGCCGCAACACGCCTGATGTTGCTGCCTTGCAGTCGAGAAACACATCATCCCCTATGGCGATGCGATCCCCGGCTTTCAATTTCAACACCAGCATGTTGCGGCTCCCGTTGCTCGTTCAGGGTTCAGTAGATCGACGCGCCATAGGCCTCGCGCTCGGCGGGCGACATGCGCGACAGGATGGCCTCTTTCTGATCCGGGCTTGCCCGGTCCAGCATCGCATCGAGGGCCTGGGCGCGGGACTCGCCTCCAAGCGCACCGTTGTCCGCAGCGGATGGGATGCGCGCCAAGGTGATCGGCGGTGTGGGCCGCTGCGCTTGGGGCTGGGCGGCCTGCTTCTGCGCTGGTTTCGGGTCGGCCGCAGCCTTGCGGGCTGGTGCCGCAAGTGCCGGGTTTCCGGTGGCGTCGGCATAGTTGCGCGCCGCGATCTGCAACTGCCGGTCAAAAGGCAGATTTGCCATGGGGCTGTCTGCGCGCGTCACCGCCATGACGTGCTTGTTGAACGCTTCGACATGCGCGGTCGAGAACAAGACGGGATTGCTGGACTTGAATGCCGCAACAGAGGCATTCCAGCGGGCGTCCTCCTTCTTGGCGACTTCGGCGGCCTGCTCTTGCAGGATTTCCAGCTTGGCCTCCACGCGGCCAGCCTGACGGGCCACGCGGTCAATCTCGCGGGCATATTCCTCGTCGCCTATTTCCCCATCCTGAAAGCGGCTGTCCAGCGCCTCTTTTTCAGAGGCAAACGTGGCGAGTTGCGCCTCAAGCGTAGATGGGTCGCCGATCTGGACCGCCTGCGGAGCGGACTCGGCGGCGGGTTGGGCCGCGTCGCCAGTGGCATCCATCGCATCCGGGGCGTCGTCGGCCTCGTCGTCGTAGGTGTCAGGGACGGAAAGATCATCTTCGAGGAAGGCGCGTTCGTCGTCCGACAGCAGCGACGGGTCAATGCGTTCTTCGGCGGGCGGAGTGTTGTCGAGCGTGGACTTGCCTTCGGGAAGGCCTGCCTCTTGCTCGAAATCCGGCGTTTCGCCGGTGTCAGTGAAGTCAATATCAGGATTTTGGGTCGCTACATCTTGCGGCATGGGTCGTCTCCGTCAGGGTTGGGGTGGAAGGGAGGGTGAAGCGGGGTTGAAGGGGGGGTGAACGGCAGCGGGTGCCGTCTCACCTTCGGCCATTTCTTCCGGGTTGGGGTGGGCCGTCGCAAAACCGGCGTGATCCAACAGCCGGTCGGCCACGGGAACGGATTGCGGCACGGAAATGACGGCAAGGGCGGCTTCCAGCGCCGATTTCAGCGCCGACATGCGGTCCAGAGGCAAGCCCTCCATGACCTTCTGGGCGTCAGCGCCAGCCTTTTCGGCTTGCGCGGCCTTCAACTTGGCCTCGTTCTCCATCTTGGCGATTTCGGCCATGGCACCGCGCTTCTGCATGGCGTCGGCCTCGGCCTTGGCTTGCTCCTGCGCCATTTCCTCGGGAGACTTCGGAGCGTTCGGGTCTGCATCCGGGTCTTTCATGCCTGTGATCTGGCGAATCCGCTTCACGATTTCCTCGCGGTTCGGCAATTCGTCCATGCCTTCGGCGACAAGATCGAGGATTGCCATGACCACTTGCGGCTGGCCGGGGGCGACGCGGGCGACAAACTCCATCAGGGCTTCCACGCCAGCCTGCCGCATGGTTGCGTGCCATGACTGTTCGGAAATGATGAAATCCGCTTTCGTGCGGGTGATGTCGTTCTCGGGCGTGTCGTTGATGTTGATATACTGCGGGTTCCCGCGTTGATCCGTGATCCTGAACGACTTCTGCTCGGACATGAATTGCTCGGTGAGGGAGAGCATCTTCTCGCCGTGAATCTTGCGGGCGAAGCGCAGGTTGTCGAAGGGTTCGGCGGTGGCAAGCGCCCCCTGATCCTGCCGGGCCACGATGGCCTTTCCAGACACGGCATTGGTGGTGCGGCCAAGGCTTTCATCGGTGACGCCTGACTGTTGCTGCACCATCTGGATCATGCGCGACATCAGGTCCAGATGGGCAGGCGCAAGATCGCGGTCCACGTTCATTTCGAGACGCTTGCCGGGGTTCACGACGATGATCGCGTCGGGGCGGGCGGCTTCTTCCTCGTATTGCTCAAGGTCGTCAACTGCGCCCTTTTCCATGATGGTCTTGTTTGTCGCCAGCACATATTGGGCCTTGGACGCAGACTTGTTGATGTGTGTTTGCAGGTCGCGCATTCCACGGATCAAGCCATACGGAGAACCGTCAGAGGCCTTGCGGTAGCAGATGATCGGCGTGAACGGATAGCGGTTGTGGCGATATGGCGACGGCGCGAGATAGAGCAGCCCGGCAGTCGTGAACAGCGAAACGAAGGTCCGCATCTTCACACGCTTGTGGATCGAGGCGCGGCCTGCATCCACGTCGCGCAGATGCCCCTCGGAAAACTCGTCGAAAATCTCGCCAGAGAAATCCCCGCCGACGATCACGCGAGTCATTGCGGGCTTGCGGAACCATCCTTCGATCAGGCGCACGCGATCTCGGGAGGTTGCCGACATGCCGGGCGCAGAGCGGGCCGTGGAGGAGGCGGTGTTCTCCCACTCGTCCATGGCCTCGTCGCCGAATTGGTCGAGAGAGGCACCAAAGTTCAGCGAGGATGCCGCTGCGGTGGTGATCATTTCCTCTCGATCCGGCGTCAGCGCCACCGCGTTGTCGATGTCGGTCCATTTTGTGCGGAACATGAACCGGCCATCGCTAAAGTCGGGTGCGTTCGCCAGACTATCCCACAGAATGTTGCGCCAGCTTTCGGCGCGGTCATAGATCGGCTCCCCGCCTTCATCATCCGCCTGCCATCCGGCTTCCAGCCATCCAATCCCGCACTTCACAGCGGATGCAAAGGCCTGCGAGGACGCAAACTCGCTGTTGTTGGCGTCGGAGAGGTATTTCAGCAGTTCGGTCTTGCGCTCGGCGGCGGCGGAGCCTTCCTTGCGCCGCGCGAGGATCTTGTAATCCGTGCGCCCGCGCCGTTCCGTTCCAATCAACCAGTTCAGGGTGGTGGAAATCACGTTGTAGTTGGTCGCCATCTGGCCGCGCTGCGCGAGGATGAACTTTTCTTCGTCCGTCCACGGGTCGTTGTCGTAGAAACGCTCGTCCTTCGCCATTTCGGCGCGGTTGCCGGCCTGCTTGTCGAGTTCGGCCAGGTAGTGACCCAAGAGGTTGGAATGCAGCTTTCGGGACTCGTTCGAGTCGAGGTTGATCTTGCCTTGCACCCCCTGATCTGGGGCGACAACACCGCCCTGAAAGCGGTCAATCGGGCTATTGGGCCGGTTTGTGCGGGGCGCGGAGGCAATGATGTCAGACATCTTCGGTGATCCCGGTTTGGGTGATCTTGCCGGTGTCGCGGTTCACCATGGTTGCAAAGGCGACTTCCACCTGATCGACGGCAGGCATCGGCGGGCAGGTCAGCAGGTCTTGCAGGTGGTTGCGGACCAGATCGGTGATCCTGAACAGGTTGCGTGGGTTCATCGGGTCCATGCCAAGCGAAGCGGCAAAGTGAATCGAGGTCGTCGCGCAATGCGCGCCATCGCCGGTGTGTTCATCCCACATATAGGCAAGACCAAGCGGAACGATACAAGGGGTGGTGCGTTCCGGGTTGATCTGGTGGAGACTCGGGACGATCACCAGCGCCGGGCTGCGGTCGTGATGTGTCCACGTCAGATAGACCGTCAGATCGCCGTGGACGAACCGCGCGGCGGTCTTGGAGAGGTCAATCGCCAGCTTCGGCGTGTCGTTGAGTCGCATATTCATAGGACTGAGGCTCCAAAGCGGCCGGAATTGCGGCGGGTGGGACGTGTCTGGGCGTTGACCAGCGCAGGATCGAAACCCTGTGCAAGCTGGCGCAGGGCGTCGGCGGCCTCGGTGTGCGGGTTGTCCTTGTCGGGTTCATCCGACCAGACCCCGAGCGTCGAGTTCCACTTCTTGCGGTAGAGTGACAGGTGTTCGATCCCTGCCGCGCAGGCGTCGCGGTCGAACCACAACTGCGAGAAGATCGAGCGAGTGAGGTCGATCCCGTGCTGCAACACCTGAACGCGCGGGACGATGTGAAACTTCCAGTCGGGGGCGAGTTCCATCAGCATGTCGAGCGGCGAGGCGATGGTGTTTGCCATCTGCCGGGTCTGCACCGCGTCGTGAGGCAGGAACATTCCACCGAACACATAGCCCGTGGCGCGCAGCCGGTTGACGTAATGGGCGTATCCCTCGGACCAGCCCTCCATGAATCCGATGATGCGGTGCTGCATCCCGATGTATTGGTGCAGCCAGATCGCGGTGCCGTCGCCAGAACCAATATCCCAGAACGTGTTGACCGGGACGCGGGCGACATGCGGAACCACGGTGATCCGACCTTCGATGCGGGCGCGGGCCAGTTGCGCCGCGTAGAATGTCCCCTCGGTGGACCGTTGCCAGCATTCTTCGGAGGTTGACGGCCATTCCTGCCACATCTTTTCGACATCGCCGGAAAGGTCGGTTTCCCTCTTGGAGACGTAGAAAGCCCGCTGCCAGTCATCCAGCTTGACGCCTTCCGACTTCTCGATCTTGTCGAAGTAGGCGTGATCCGCCTGGGTGATGCGGACAGTGGCCGGGTCGAGGCGATATTTCGGCTCCTTGAACCACGGGAAGAAGAAGAACCGGTATTCCGCCTTGCTGAGTTGCTTGCGCTCCTGTTTCAGCGCCTCGGCTCGGCTGGCGATCTTGTAGAACTCGCCCTCCTGCCCCTCTGCGGTGGACTCGATGACCGCCACGCCATCAATCGGCACAGCTTGCAGCGATCCGGTGACAATCTCGCGCGCCTTCTTGGGGCTTTCCTTGCCGATCTTGCCCATTTCCGAGACATGCAGCCGGTGGATGGTGCCAGACCGCATCGAGGTCGCCACGCGGACAGTGCTGTTGTTGTTGGCGAAGCGGATCATCTGGCCGGTGTCGTTCGCCAGCGGGTGTTCGGCGCGCAATGACTCTGGCATGTTGTCGTAGGTGAACTTGATCTTGTCCGCGAAGATGGTTTCGGCGTCGGGAAGGGTGTGGGCAATGATGCCGCACCGCTGTTCGGCGTTGAACATCGCGTGATCGAAGGTGTTGATGCAGGCGGCGGTGGTGATCCCAAGCTGCCGCGCCTTCAACACCACGTTGCGATTGTGCAGGTTCAGCAGGAACTCTGTCTGCGATGCGTTGGGGATGAACGGCATCGAGGTCGTCGGCTGGCCTTCCTCCCCCTTGACGATGATCCGGTAAAGCGCCCCTGAAAACAGACGCCAGCGCCATGAGGCGAGGCACATCGCCAACTCGGCCTCGGTCGTCGGCACGAATGACGGGTCTATCTCGACTGGCTCGGGCGGAAGGATGCTCATTCCTGCGGCTTCCGAACGATGGGGGCCTGAGATTGGCGCACTTGGATTTCGCGCAGCAGGGCGGAAAGCTGGCCTCCCGTTTCCACTTCCACCTGTTCCTTGAGCAGCCCATACCGCTTGGCGAGGTTTTCCAGCGCCTTAGCCTGATCGGCGAGAATGATTTCGGCACCGTTGGCGGTGATCTTCACGCCCTGGAACAGGGGCTTCACTTCCGGGGCCAGTTTGGTGGTGTCGTTGAAGTGGGCATATCCCACGCCCAGGCCTGCGCATTCCGGGCAGTCAGGGTTTGGCTGTCCGGTGATCTTGTAGCCAAAGCCGCCTGCGTCATTGGGCGCAGAGTCGTCGTTGATGTCCTTCTTCGGGTTGCGCGCCTGCCATGCCTTGAGTTCATCGCGGTATTCGCGGCGGGTTTTCCACTGATACTCATGGTCGATGCCGTGGCAGTAGCGGCACGGGCCGATGCGGTATTGGGTGAGAGCGTTGGCATCGGCGGTGGCGATGGATGACCAGAGTTCCAAGATGCGCGAGGCGGGGATTTCGAGATACTTCTGTGCGATCTCCGTGACCAGTTCGGTGAGCCTGTTGGCGATTTCCGGGCGGCGGATCAGCAGGCTTGCCTTGAACCTCGCGCTTTTCGGCGTGTATCCAGCCGCAATCGCGGCCTTCTGGCCGTCGAAGTCTGCCACATAGGCGTTGCAGAACAGTTCGTATTGCGGGTTGGAGAGGGCGGGCAACGGATCGGCCTCCGGTGATGTCGTGGCCTATTATCCATCAGCGGTGGACTTTTATCAATATGTCGCAGGGAAAGCGAAACGCGGCCCCTAAATATGGGGGCCGCGCGATGTGGTTCTGGCGGTGGCTGTCAGTGGCGGGGCTTGTCGCGGTTCGCAGCGGCCTCAAAGACGCGGGCGAGAGAACCCTCACCCTCAAGCTTTGAGTCAGCGTCCGATTCATCCAACAGACGCGCCCCCATGGCGACAGCTATGGCGCGGTATTGATCCCGATCTGGCAGAAACCCCGCTTCGGTCAGGTTTCTAAGGGAAATACCGATGGACACACACGCAGAACGTTCCGCCTCTGTCAGGGTGGAGCGGCGAGTGTCGTCGGTCATTATCCTGGCAAAGATGGTGTTGGCGCTTTGCAGACTGCCAATGAGGATCATCACGGCTTTGGCGGCCTCTTGCCAATAGCCCTTGTTCTCGTCCTCGATGCTCGTCATTTCACAGATCAGGCACATTTTTGCGGCTCCTTTTTGCCAAATGCGGTGGTTGCGGCGTAGTAGCCCACAGAGAACTCGCGCAGCGTGAACCACACGGGCCATTGGGGAGGCGGTGAGGCGGGCGATGTGTAACGCCTGCCGGTGTCTGGCGCGATGCCGATGGCGGCCCATGCGGTTTCGCGGCTCTGGACCTTGTGGCGAAACGCTATGGTGTCGATCATCACGGCAATGAGCGAGTAATCCGGCTCCGCATCGCCCCACGGCTCGTATCTGAATATCTGATCAATGAGGTCGAGAGCCTGTTCGACGGTCGCGGCGAGGGGCAAAATGCCCAGCCTGATCTGTTCACGGGTTGCGGCGAGACGTTTGCCGGTCATGTCGGGGCGGGCCAGATAGGCTTGCAGGGTGATTGCCTGCCTGATCGGGTCGAGGTCGATGGCTTTGTGATCCATGGTTTTGTCTCTGTTTTTGTCAGTTGATGTCAGTTGTCGGGTTGATCATCGGCCTGCTCGGCATCCTCGGCGAGGATTTGGGCCATGCTGATAGGCTCGTCGCCACCTTCGGATGCGCGGATCATGCCCAAGAGGGCTGCGCGGACAGTTGTGCGCACTGAATTAGCGTCCAGGTTAAGGGTTTGGTCGATGATTTGCCATGCCCACGCGGGCGCGGCGCGGGACACGATCTTGTCATTCTCGGCTTCGGCCTCCTGTTCCACTTCAAGCCTGTAGTTGCCGCGGGCGGTGACGATGATTTCGTCGGTCGGCAGGTTTGCGCGGCGGGCCATGTGCAGGACTTGGGTGATCACGTCAGCGGCAGCGTCAGCCAGATCATCGACGCCGGTGAGATTTGCCAGCACCTTGCAGAGGGCGAGGCCTTCGGCGGCGCGGTGTTCGTTGGTTCTGGACTTTCCCAATGCGCGATCTTGGGCGTTCTGGGTGAGGATTTCGATGGCCGGGGCGAGGGCTGCGATGGCATCCGCATTGTCCGCGTTTACGGGCGGCAAGGTGGGTGCAAGTGGTTGCGGGAGAGGCTTGCCCATGGCATCGGCTTCGGATGCGAGGATGCCGCGCAGCTTGGCGGCGAGGGCGCGGGTTTCTGCATCGGCGCGGTCGATTTCGGCCTGCTCGAATTGAGCGGTGATTTTGGCTTGTTCGGACTCGTGGTCAGAGAGATTGGACATGGTTTGATCCTTTCGGGGTCAGAGGTATGTTGGTCTGTTCTGCGGGGTGTATGCGGGCGGGACGCCAAGAGTGACTTGGGCGATGATGCGGTCGCCCGAGTAGGCCACGCTCGACAGGGGGCGTTTGTCTTTATTTATCAGGCACTCGATCAGATCGCTGGCGCGGCGGGCTGCGGTCCATGCGGCATCTTCTGATCGGTAGATTTTGCTGATCCTGACGAGGGTGGTGGTCTGGAAATACCAGCCACCTTCCTCCGGGCCACCATAGGAGAGGTCGATGGTGGCGAAGGACAGAAACCAACCGGCGTGACGGCCTTCCAGTTTGGTGAGCGGGCAGCGGGGCGTTGGGTCTTGGCCTTCCGGGCCGATCCATTGGGATGAATGCGGCTCGATTTCGGCGTCGCATCTGGGGCAGCGGTCATTGCACTTGCACGACCATTCGTCGGTCCAGTGGGTGCCGCAGGACTCACAGGTGTAGCGATTGAGCCAAACGATGTCGGTGTCGTCGGTGTCCATGGTCATGCGCTCCGGTAGAGGGCCACAGCCTCGGCGCGCGGCATGGTGTTGAGCAGCTTGGCGCTTGGGTATTTCGCCTGCACTCCGGGCAGCAGTTTCATTGGGTCGGTTCCGGCGACTTTTGGCTTCCACGTCACGATGTTGCCGTCGAGGATGCCGATGACTTGGCGCTTGATCAGCCGGTCCAACTCCTTTCCCGCGATGTGCTGCGCCAGCAGGTCGCCGCAATGGGTTTCCAGATCAGCATCGATGGACATGGGCGCGTCGTCACCATGGTTGAACTCGATGCGCGGCAGGTTCTCCCGGCACCATGCGTCAGCGGCAGCAAATGCGGCGTGATCGCCATGGAAATCATCGCATCCTCCGGTGCCGCGATTGGACAGGTGGCCGATCTTCTTGCCGTCGATCCAGAGGTCAGCATCAAAGCATTCGGTTTCTTCGGACATGCTCGGATAGTGCTTGATGGATTTCAGTTCGATTTTCATGGTGGTGATCCTTTCAGGCGAGGGTGGTGATGATCAGCAGGACACCAAGAAGGGCGGCTGCGAGGATGATGCGGGCGGTGTCGATGCCGTCGATGTCGTTGCGGCGCGGCATGGTGTCAGCCGTAGCGGCGGGCGAGGGGGGTGCCGTCCGGTCCGCACTTGTTGGGCAGGACGAGGCGAAAGCCGTTGTTGGTGCGGTGGATTTCCACTACGGACCCAGCCTTTTTGGCGTCGTCGTAATCCCGCAGGCAGGCGGCGGCGAGGCTGTTGCGGCCCAGCAGACCGGCGTAGCGGGCGAGAACGGCGCGGGCGAGGCGCATCAAGAGGCGGGTTTGTTCGGTCATTTCGGGTTCCTCGGTGGTTTGTTTGTCTGCGTCGTCTCCCTGTATAATTGTCCATCATTTTGCGCACCGTCAAGTCCTTTTGTCCATATTTGGAGGAAAAAAAGACAGCCCCCCCCCGCCGAAGCGAGGGGCCACGTTAACAAAACCGGGAAACGTTAACAGGTGCGGGGCGATGTGTTAACTTGGCGATCCGTTAGCCTGCCCGAGGATGGAACCCAGGCTTTGACCCCTTGCGGGATTTTTATAGCGCCACGGATCAACGGCGCTGCCCTATGCGGCTTGTCACCCCACGGTTTGCGTGACGGCGCTGATCGTCGTCCAGTGCGAAGTCCAGAAACCGCTATCCCATTGGTAGCCCCCCGGATTCGAAGATGTTGTGTAGCCGGTGAAGTGGCTAGGATAATTGTCAAAGGATGGCTCGTTCGGCAGGTTGGCGCGGACCACATAGCCCCGGAAGGCGTCCCACGCGCTATGGACGTAGCCCAAGGCTTGCAGGGCCACCAACTCGCCCGCCCAGGTGTTAAGGTTACGGTAGCCAGCTGCTGCATGTGGATTGTAAAGAGATTCCGGGTTGGCGTAGTTTTCCGGCCCCTTCTTGAACCACTCATACGACCCCACGGAGTGATATGTCGGGGTGTCAGACGCAACCGTGGTGCAATTTGCAAGCAGGGTGCTATCGAATCGCGCGGGGCATCGCAATTCGTTCGTGCCAACGTCAGCGCGCAAGGTCGCCATCGCTGACGTTTGCCCTGTAACACCCAGATACAGAGCCACCGGCAGGAGGAAGCCCTGGTTTTGCCCGCCGTCAGCGGGCAGGGTTGTTTCGGCACTTACCTTGATGGCATGGTAAATCTGCACCCCATGGCCTATCAGCAAACCGGCCAGCGTTCGGCGCAACGCAATGGCATCATCGCCGATCATGGCAAGTCCAGCGGCGTTTGTTGTTTCGATCACCTCCGACCCATAGCCGTCATGCAGGGTAAAGCCGGACGGGGTGAAGCTGCGCCGGGTTTCTACTGCGCTCAATAATGCGGCGGCTGGGTTTGATCGGGCCATTCGCGCCGTCACATCGGCAATGGTTGGCCTGTCGTGTCCGACCGTAGAGTAGGACGGCAAAGACAGCGCAGATACGTCAATTGTCGGGCCTGCTGGGCGAGACGCCGGTGTGTCATATACGATGGCGGGGCACATTTCATTCGCGGCAGGGGCCGATGCCCGACAATGGATTTCCATGTAATTGAGGACGCGCACCGGGTGCAATGATGTCCCGCCGCCTGACGAATTGGGATACGGGTTGCAGCGCGACTTGATGTAACTGTCATTTGTGGCCAATGTCAGAGGCAAGGATACGGGCGCTTCATATTGGGGTGCGTTATTCACCCTTTCGTCGAATGGCTGTTTGGCAGACCGGCGATAAGGATTATACATTGCCCCATGCACCGCAAACCCTCCCCAAGTCGTGCGGGCGGGATACTCGGAGGCGATCTGCGCCCCGGTTGTCACCCAACTGCGAATCCCGTCAGGATAAAACCCGGCGGGCGTTGCCGTGGTAAATCGAACTCCGGCCCTGCCCGATGACAGGCCCGGCCAATTTGTCGGATCAGACGCCGCGCTGCTATTCGTGACCGTGCCTGTCCCGGCCTGCCCGTAGTTTCCTGATGAATCCAGCACCCAGTTTTGCGCAAACTCATAGGATGCGCCGGTTTCGCTGGCATAAATCACCCGGTCAAGCTGGCAAGTGATTGTCGCTGTGCTGCCCGCCACGGAAACTGAATAACTTGACACGTTGACCGGCCCCATCCCGCGCGTTGTCCAAATGTCGAGTTTGGATATATCGACGGTGGGGGTGTTCCAGACCTTCCCGCCTGGCAGGGTGGCGGTGATAACAAGATCGTCGGCGGGGATGACGTTGGCCACCACTACCGACGATGTAGTGGCCGCCACACCGCTAGTCCACGGCGGGGCAAGGTTTGCCCATACCGGGCTGCCGGTCTTGGTCCAAGCGTCCAGACTGCCCACGGTGTCCTGCAATGCGGTTTCGGACCCACTAAGGGTTGCCGCGCCGATCCGCGCGCCGCGCCAGTAGTGTTCCAAGGTGCAACCGCCATCGCCCGCAAAGTTATAGTCGGTAATTTGCCGGCCAAACGCACCGCCATTGTATAGCCATGCGTGCATCGCGGCAGGATCGCCGTAGCCCATGGCAAAACTGGATGCCCGGAACGTCGCTGGTGAACCAGACCCCGATTCCGACCGCTGCCCGAGCCTGATCTTGTTATAGGACGCGGGAGCGATGCCCGTGGTCGATCCTGCCGTATATGAAACAACTGCCTCGGCGTCCCGATAGTAATAGAGGCCGATGGTCGTTGTTACAGTCGAAGCGTGCCGCGTAAACCGGCCCGTGATCCGGTGCCAGCCGACCGAGGGAGCCGCCGCCGCCGTGGTGATCCGGTTAGTGGCGGACGACCTAGAGTTCATGGTGGTGGGCGATAACTCTATATACGATGTAGCTGACGCCGTATCGCCGACAGACATGGCAATGCCATTCAGGTTAGTTCCGTCATAATACATATCGAACGAAAACCACCCGCCATCGGCGGGAAGCGTGCCGCCGCCGACATCGAAGACCGCGCTTGTCTGTTCGAGATAGTCTGTCCCGCCTGAAACAAAATCCACCACATAGTCTGGTTGGATATAAGCGCTCGTCACAGTGTCGGTCGAATAGTTGCCCGCCGCGTCTTTCACGGTCAAATGGACGCGCCAAAGCGCTTCGCCCCACGCATCATCATTTACGGTGATGCTGTTAGCAGTTGCCGTTGCCGCTCCGAAACCATCTGCCGCCGCAGCAATCTCGGCCCCGGGGAGCGGCGTTGCCGAAGTGTTTTTCAACCAATAGTAAGTCCCTGCCTCGTCAGACGTAAACAGCAGTGTGTTCGTGCCGCTGTCATAGGAAACGCCCGACAGGACCGGGGCTGTGGTATCCGCAGACCCACCCCCGCCATTCCGCGTCGATAGGCCGCTCAGTCTCACCAGTTGGGCAAGACCATTAAGCACAGGACACCGCCGCAGCGGTCGCCCCGCTGGCCGAGTAGGCCCAGACATATTGCGCCGCGAGTCCCGGCCACAATGCGCCCAAGGTTTGATTGATGATGGCTCCCGGCGCGGACTGCACAACAAATCCGCCCGTGAAATCGGTAGGGGCCACATCTGCGGCGGTCCCTTTAACCCAGATCGGCGATCCAAGCGGATAGATCGAACATGCTCCGGTCGCCGCGCCACCAGTATTCAACTTTGTCCACTGGCCCTTCGGGATTGCGATGGTATCCTGCGTCGGCATGAGTGACCCCTTATGCTGGATTTTTGTCCACTTTAGCAGGACGCGCTTCGAAGCGCGACCAAAATATCCATCCGATCACGCCACGGATACCTGATCGACCTCAGAACGGAATGTCGTCGTCTATGTCGCTCCGAGTGCCGCGCGGGGTGCCGGGGTCAGGCGACTGATCATAATTCCCTTGGGCCGAACGATCACCGCTGTCGGGCTTGCGATTCAGCAGGATCAGGGTGCCATTGAAAGGGCGCAACACAACCTCGGTGCTGTAGCGGTCAGCGCCCGACTGGTCCTGCCATTTGCGGGTTTCAAGCTGGCCTTCCAGATAGACCTTTGAGCCTTTTGCCAAGAACCGCTCGGCGACATCGCACAGCCCTTCGCTGAAAATCGCCACCGAATGCCATTCGGTGCGTTCCTTGCGCTCCCCCGTGGACTTGTCCTTCCAGCGTTCCGATGTTGCGATGGACAGGTTGCAGACCATGCCGCCATTGCTGAATGTCTTGGTTTCCGGGTCGCGGCCCAGCGTGCCAATCAGTTGAACTTTGTTAAGCGATGCTGACATTTTCAGATCCTTCGTTGCGGGTGAACTTTGTGGTTTCGTTGCCCCAGACCGCCCAGCCTGGGCGGGACTGGCGCGAGAACACTTCGATGCGGCGTGCATCTGGCATCAGCCTTTCCGCCGCGAGGAATGCTTCCTCGGGTTTGCGCGAGTGTTCGCGCGCCAACCCTTCGATCACGCTCCGAGTGCCCCGCGTCGTCTTTGGCTTGCCTATCGTGCCTATCAGGAATGGCTCCCCTGCGCTGCGCAGCACATATCCGGTCCCGAAGGCCTGCTTGCCGGTGACGGTCTTTTTTGACCAGTGGCCCGCCGTCTTGAAGGTAAATCCCCAGCCCCGCAGCACGTCGAGGGCTTGCGGCAATAATGGATTGGTGGCCCAGAGCCACAGCAGGCAGTCACGCGCGCCCAGGGCCTCCCCTACGGGCAGCGCGGCAATGTCTGCCAGCGTCATGGTCTGGTAGTGCGCCTCTGGGCCTTTCTTGGCTCCCTTGGCGCTGAAATTGACGAACCGCCACGGCGGATCAGCCATGATCAGATCGAACCCGCCTACAGGGCGCAATTCGCACCATTGCCGGATGATCTGTCCCGCCGAAAAAACGTCAGGCATCCGCCCCGCCTCCCGCCATGGTTGCGCGACGATCCTGCGCCACCCTCACCGCCTGCTCGATCACCGCGACCCACGGCAGATGGTGCTGGGCAAATCTCCCCCCTGCGCGATATGCCAGCTTGCGATGCAACGACAGACGATCCATCAGCTTTTCGACGGGCATGATTTCGGACCATGTGGCGCGGGTCAGCAGCGCGGTCTTTCCGTCCAAACTGACAATGACGCGCGGATCAATCATTTTCAGCCTCACGCATCGCCGCAGCCCGCGCGAGGCTTGCCTGAATGAGTGGGTTATTCGCACGGCTTTCCCGCAACTGCCGCCACGCGGGAGAATCCTCCGGTTCGATTTCAGACCAGTGCGGCCGCCGCTGGCTGTCCTCCGCCGCCGCCTGCAACGCCTCATCGCGGCTCGATGCCATCGGACGCCTCGCTATAGCCTGCGATAGGCTCAAGTTGAAACCGGCTTTTGCGAGGATTTCGGCCGCCCTCCTGCGTTCCTCCGGGGTGCGCTCCACCACTTGCGCGGCCTCCCGAACTTCGCGCTCCATCCGGTCGCGGCGGGCCAGTTCGTCGCCAATGGGCTTCAACTCGCGCTCGGCTAGAATAACGATCTCCCCCGGCGATGGGCGGCGCTGCATCGTGCGCTCCCATGCGTCGAACGCTCGGTGCATTGCCCATTCAGGCACATGATCCAACGCCCTCACGAATGCCCACCTGACCGCAGCCCGTGTTTCCTCGTCGGACTCCGGCTCGAAATAGCAGGCGAGGGTGACATTGACCCGGCGCAGGGTTTCAGCGGCGTTCGGCGCGGAACGGATCGCGGCTTGAAGTGTCGATCTGGATTGATCCTTGATCGAGGCCAGCGGCGATTGCTTGGATGGACTGATCGAAAGCGCGCTTTCTGTCATCTTTCTGTCTCCGTGCGATAGATGCTTGGGAAGGGATGATGGGTTTCAGAGTTGTGGATTTGACCCCTGCAAGCCGCTGCATGGCCGGGGTGAAATATTTGAAACTGGACGGACTGCCGGGTTCCTTGCGGCTCCCCATGACCTCGATGACGACCGCGATCTGCTCGGACTCGGTGATCCCCATAGAGGTCCATTGACCTACAATCGCCATGTCTGCGGTTCCGCCAATCCATTGCCCCCCCTTGCCGGTGAGGCCTGATGGATCGACTCCCATGGCGGTCAAAAGTTGCTCCCGATGGGTGCTGATTTCCTCGCCCGCGCGGCTCTCACCACCAATGAAAGTGGGTGTGGATGTGGGTGTGGGTGTGGGGGTATCCGAGTGGTATCCGAGTGGTATTACCGTGGTATCGGCAGTTTCCTTTGTTTTCAACCACCTAGCCATCACGTTGTTAGATTGCCGGGTGCTGTTCCGTTTAACGAAGGTGGCCTCGTCTGTTAAACGGCCCTGCGTTATCTCACCATTTTCCACCTTGAAGAACGGCGCGAGAGTTTCCCAGATGCGCGCCCATTGGGCCGAGTTGACGCGGGCATAGCGGGCGAGAAGTTTGGGGTCATTCGGAAGGCTGCATCCCTTCGACCTCCACATCGCCATCAGCAGCAGAAGGTAGGCCCCATGCTCGATGGTCGTCAGATGAGTGGTGTCTCCGAGATAAGCATCAGTCCAGAGGGGAAGAGCCGGAAACTCCGCCATTCAAGCCTCCACTGGCTTGAGGGCCTTCACGGTGATGACGCACTTTCCTTTCGGGATCGTGGGGTCGCGCCGCACTGTGATGGCGTCCATAAAGCGATCATCTGGCGTGACGTGCATTCGGTGCAGCAGGTCGATCAAAGCCTTGTCGCGGTTGTTGATGTCGCCCGCGTCCTCGGGGGAGAGCAGCAGCATCGCCGTGTAAGGTTGATCCGCAGGAAGCGCGCGGGCGGGCTGGCTTGGCCGCTGCGCGTTGATTTCAAGCCCGGCCTCCTGCGCCCACGCGATATAGCGCGGCGAATGGGTGCGATTTGCGCCGGTCCCGACATACAGGTGGTTGGTGGATGGGCCTAGCGGCAGCAGGAAGGACAAAATGACCTCCGCTGGGCGCGCGGCGGGCACACCATCCTTCCGCATCGCATCCTCGATCTGGGCAATCCGCTCATCCAGCTTGCGGGCCTGCGCCGCCATCCTTGTGAGCATCTTCGTGTAGGCAAAGCGGGTGTTGGTGTAGGTGGACGTGGTGATACCCAATCGCGCGCAATGAGTCTGGAGTCGGGCAATGACGTTATGGGTGTGGTTTTGGACAATCATCTAAGCGGCCCCCTTGGAGTCGCCGCCAGAATGGACAAAAAGACATCGAATGTCCAGACCAAAAGCTAGGGTGTCATTTACGACAAAACGCTATATGTTATCCGGCGTGACATTTGTTGATCGCATTGATTCGGGAGAGCGCCGTGACCACCGCAGGTATAGATCGTCTCAGCTTTCGAGAGGCGATGATCGAGCGACTGGACCTGACCGGGATCACCGTTGCCGACCTCGCCCGAAAAACCGGCGTCTCCAAGGGGCTGCTCGACAAGCTGCGCCAGCGGAGGACGGAAACGCCGAATGTCTATGATGCCATGCTGATCAGCCGGTTCTTCGGCCAGACCGTCGAGGAGTTCATGGGCATTCGTTCCCGCGCCGAGAAGCGCGACGAAATCATTGAAATGTTGAAGCTTTTATCCCCAGAGCATCGCGCTATGATGATTGCTCAAATCCAGGCTGTTGCGGCCTACCGTCAGAAACCGGAAGGCCAAAGGTAGCAATCCGCAGCGCAGCAACCAGCGCATTGAGGTCGCAGTCGTGCAGGATTGAAATCATTTCATCCACCGACACCAACTCGATCTCGCTCATTTCCCTGACGCACATCGCGCACCCTCACGACCTTGACCCTTCCGGCCCGAAAGTGGGCGGATTGCAGCGGGACGACTCATTGCACCAAAAGGGCAAGTTGCGCAACTCTTGGATGCGGGAACCGTGCTTTTCCGATGGTGGCGTTTTGTCCACTTCTCTGATTGACGGTGGCGTTTTGTCTGTGTAAGCTCTGTCCTATAGTCCATACGAGGGGGCGCAAGATGCGCGACGGAGACAGCTTCCGCACACTGACCGCAGAGGAATATCGTAGCCGGTTGGCGCGGATCGGCCTTGATGAAAATGCGTCGATTGCCCAGCGGTTTATCGACCTTGGGGTGAAGATCGCCGCCCAGCGTCGGCGCGCGGCCCTTCGTCAGACCATCAGCGACTTCATCTGCGGGCGCTGGTTTGCGCCGGGGGCTATTGCCGTAATCATGTTCATGTTTGCGTGGGTAAACCGCTGACAAGCAGTTGATGGCCGGGATGGTTCCTCCCTGAACCCGGCCCAACTTGCCGCTGCGCCACCCTCCCTTGGCGCAGCGGCACTTTTCCAGAGAGACACCATGATTCGCACCCCATCATCACAATTTGAGGCCTACCGCTGGTATAGGGACGCTTTGAACAGCCTGACGCCTTCTGTGCATGATGGCGATCCGCAGCCAGGTTGGTTCAAGCGTCGGCTGGTGAAGCAAGGCCCGTGGGTTACAGTTCGCATCTGGCTCGATCAGGTCATTGATCCCGAAACCGGCGAATTGTCCGCAGATGAATTGGTCTGCTGCGAAGTGGATGGCATCCCAGCCGACCCTCGCCCGATCTGGACATTTCTCACACCCATTACCCGCGACGAGTTCAACCGGATCGCGGCCGAGCGGCAGGCGGGCGCTGACCCCCGCCAAAAAATCAACCTTATGAAGAAGGTATCTGGACCGAATGGATGATGGAAGCATGGCCGGGCTTGGCCACAACAAGCCGCCGCTGGTTGACCCTGACCTTCTGGACCAGACCGACGCCCGCATTGCGGAGTTCGCGGACAAGGCGAAGGAATGGCTTGATCTTGGGGAAATCACGTCTCAGGAGCAATCCGCCAACCTGACCGACTTCATCACCGGCGCGCGTGGTGTGTTCAAGGTGGTCGATAAAGCCCGCGCGGATGCGAAGAAGCCACATGACGAGGCGTCAAAGGCCGTCCAGGCGCTTTTTGCCGGAAAGCTTTCGACCATCGAGAGGATTGTGGACCGCGTGAAGCCTCTGCAAGCTGCGTGGCTGGCGAAGGAAAACGCGCGGATCGAGGCTGAACAGGCCGAAAAGCGCAGATTGGCAGAGGCCGCCCGGCTTGAAGCAGAGGCAAAAGCATCCATCGCCGCCGCCCATGGCGACATTGCCGGGGAAATCGCGGCCGAGGAAGCAGCCAAGGAAGCAGCCAAGTTGCAGAAGGCAGCAGAGAAGCCGTTGAAGGCGAATGCTGGGTCGGCTTCCGGGGCCGGGCGCACCATGTCCTTGCGCAAAACCCGCGTGGCCGAAATCGACAACATTCGCTTGGCGTTCATGCAGTTCTGGGACCGCACCGAGGTCGCCGAAGTTCTGACACGACTCGCAAACGCCGAATTGCGTGGAAGCCCCGACCTTCTGGAAATCCCCGGATTCAAGGTCACAATCAAGGAGACAGTCGCATGAATGATCATTTTGATGGGAATACCGGAGAGGTTATCGCCCTGATGGGCGACCGCTCCACCGAAGGGCAGAGCATCATGGTGCAGATGGCTCAAGCGGAATTGAACCAGTCTGTCACCACGGCGCGGGCTTTCCCGCGTTCGATCAAGCTGGCGGTGGATCGCATCAAGTCGCTGGCCACCCTGGACGCCGTTGCGGCGCAAGAGTGCGTCTATGCGCTGCCTCGCGGCGGCAAACCCATTCGTGGCCCGTCTGTCCGCTTCGCCGAGATTGTGGCCGCGATGTATGGCAACTGCCATGTCGGAAGCCGAGTGGTCGCGGTGGATCGCGCGGAAAAGGTGGTGGTGGCCGAGGGCGTGTTTCACGACCTCGAAACCGGCATGAAGCGTGTCGCGCAGGTTCAGCGCCGGATCAGCGACAAAAACGGCAAGATATTCAACGACGACATGATTGCCGTTACCGGCAACGCCGCGTGTTCGGTCGCTATGCGGGAGGCCGTCTTGAAGGGCGTCCCCAAGGCGATCTGGCGGTCTGCCTATGAAGCTGCGGAAATGATCAACTTCGGGAAGGCCGAGACTCTGGCGGTTCGCCGCGACAAGGCGATTGCGGCATTTGGTGGTTTTGGCGTGACCCCGGATCAAATCTTCGCCGCGCTGGAATTGGGCGGCCTGGACGACATTGGCCTTGAGGAAATTGCCACTCTGACCGCCATGTTTTTTGCAATCAAGAACGAAGAAGCGACGGTTGAGAGCTACTTTCCGCCGAAAGCCACCGATCCCCTTTCCGCCCGTGCTGCGGCGCGCGGCGTGACAAAGGCAAAACCCGCCGAATCGGCCAAGATCGGTGGTTCCGCCGCAACGGCGATAAATGCCCCTGCTGCGACCGATGACGATGCCGAGGCTGACGCGGCAAAGGAGGTTGAGGCCCAGCCCGAGCAGAAGCATGAAGAACTGGACCAGACCCAAACAAAGGCTCTGATCGTCAGCCCCAAGTCGAAGATGATTTTCGACAGCCTCATGCGCGACGTTCAGGGCATGGCCCAGGGTGACGGAATCCGTCAGTTGCGGGAGTTCTTCGCGGCGGAAATTGCGGAATTGAGGGCCGAAGCGCCCGATCTTCATGCAGAGTTTGTCTCCGCCTGTGAGGCCCGCGCCAATGACATTGCCGGTCAATAGATCGGCCAAGCCGAAAGTGATGCGGCGCACAACCGCGCCGCATCAAAATCTGGCGAAGGCGGGGATCGCCGATGTGACTGTGCAGCTTCCGGGGAGCAATACCCCCGTGGCCGGGCAGGAAATCTTGTGCGCGATCTGCAACAATGAATCGCTTCTCGTCACAAACGCCAGATCTGGCCGCAAGCCCATTGAGGCGATCAGGCAGGCCGCACACCGCGAAGGTTGGGAGTTCGATGGCTCTGGAAAGCACATCGGCCCCCGCTGCGTCAAAAAGGAGAAAGACAGAAAGATGAATGCAAAACCCAAGCCTGTCGGAGAGGCTGTGGCAACGGTTCCCGAAGCGGCCGCGCTGAAATCATTTGGCGATCTGCCTACCCCGGCCGTTCGCACGGCAGACCCAGCGCAGCGCCGCCGCATCTGGCGCGCGATTGAGGACGCCTACGACGAAGCCAACAGTCGGTATATGAGCGGCCACACCGATGAATTGGTGGCAAAGGTTCTCGGATACCCGCGCAAGTGGATCGAGGATATTCGCGCGGAAAACTTTGGCCCGGCAGGGGTCGATCCTGTGCTGGTCAAACTCGAAACCGAGTTGAATGCCCTGATCGACCGGTGCGTTGCGCAGGTCGATAGCGCCATGGCCCTCGCATCTGCGGCGGAGACACTGGAAAAAGCGGTGCAGTCCATGCGGCAGCGCGTCGAGGCCGCTATTGGTCGCGGGGCAAAGTGATGGCTCAACGCAAGAGACATTCCGAAGGCTCCATCAGCCGCGACATTCTGCTGTTTCTTGCAGGTGCGGGTTCTGCCCGCACGTCGCGCGAGATCAGCAACATGGTTGCCCTCCCGATGAACTCGATCACGGGGAAAATATCCGCATTGGCGCGCGATGCGTTGGTCAAGAGGTCCACCAACAAGATCAAGTCGCCCGCTGGCTATCGGTCCTCGCAATGGGAGATTACCGCCAAGGGAAGAAAGGCCATCGAATGAGCGGCGCGGTAAAAATTATCGAACGCCTGCGCGACTCCACGGTTCCGGTTCTTGGAGTCGACATGGATTGGCTCAAGCAAGATCTCCACCTTCGCCGGGACGCCGCCGACTACATCGAAACCCTGCAATTGCAGTTGAGGTTGCATCGGGTCGAGGCCGAAGCCCTGGCCCCGCCGCCAGAGGTTATTGAAAGCCTTTCTGGTGTTCGCGCGGCCTTCTTGGAACGGGAGCGCGTCCTGAAAGCAAAGCTGCGCGCCCAAGAGTCAAGCCTGAGCGCAAAGGACGCCGCCCTTCGGGCTTATGAGCAAGGAGTGAAGAAGTGAGCGAAAAGAAGCTGAAAGTTTACGCCGGGCTTTGCGTCGGTGGGCCTTGGGATGGTCGCGCGGTCAGCGCATATGAAAATCGCGTGCGCGCCGTCAAAATCCCAGATGGCCTTGATTTTGGGGTCATGGTTAACCCCAATGACGCGCCGGTGTCTGAGCCTAATATTGGCGAGATTACGACCTACGGATGGCATCCCGGCGTTAGGATTTCCTTCGGGAAGTTCACCACCGGGTTTTGGCTGGTCGAAGGCAGCGGGAACACTATCGAGTGGGCCATCGAGCATATCATGCGCGCCTACCATTTGAAGGCGGCATGATCATGGCCCCCAAACCCAAGAAGAAGATCATGGTCGCCTGCTCTGTGCCGGGATGCAGCACGCCCATTTCCAAGTGCCGCGCAAGCGGGTCTGGTGTCTGCTCTGTTCATCAGCACGACTACCAGTTCTGCCGCTGCTCGTATTGCCTCAAACGGCGCGGTGAGCCGCCACGGGAAACGATTGCCCAGGTTGCCAGAAGCACGCGCCTGACAGCGACGGCAGGAAGGGCAAGCACAGGTCTTTCCATGTCTCAAAAGTCGGTTCTTGCCCGCGATCACCGGCCGATCTCCCTGTCTGTCCCGCCGTGGGAGCGAGTTGAGGGCGCACGGCAATGATCATCTACCTTTGGTGGGCTATCTACACCTACGCCACAATCGGGGCCGCTGTCGCCGGATGGATTGTTTGGTTGGTGTGGAGGGACAGGAACGAGTGCTGCGACTGTAAAGATGAAAAGGAGCAGGAGGAACGCAAATGACATACATTCTTCGCACAGTCGCCGCTGATATGAAAAGCCGTGGCGGTTTTATCTGGCCGGAAAGCGGCCCGGTGTCGTGTCCCGATTGGGATGCCACACCCGAATGCGGCAATGGCCTGCACGGGTTTTTGTGGGGCGAGGGTAACGGATCACTCGCCAACTGGTCAGACGATGCAAAATGGCTGGTGGTCAAGGTTGACAAATATGTTGACCTGAAAGGCAAGGTCAAGTTTCCGCGCGGCGAAGTTGTTTTCTGCGGCACCCGCAAGGGTGCAACAGATGAAATAATCAGGCTCGGAGCCAAGGGCGCTGTTATTGGCGCAATAGCAACGGCGGGCGACTATGGCACCGCAACGACGGGCTACGAGGGCACCGCAACGGCGGGCCACTATGGCACCGCAACGGTGGGCGACGAGGGCACCGCAACGGCGGGCGACGGTGGCACCGCAACGGCGGGCGACGGTGGCACCGCAACGGCGGGCTACAGGGGCACCGCAACGGCGGGCGACTGGGGCACCGCAACGGCGGGCTACGGTGGCACAGCAACGGTGGGCTACAGGGGCACCGCAACGGCGGGCTACAGGGGCACCGCAACGGCGGGCAACTATGGCACCATCATCATTAAATACTGGGATGGCGCGCGGTATCGCCTCTGTGTCGGATATGTCGGAGGGGACGGCATAGAGCCAAACCGCGCCTATAAAGTCGTCTCTGGAAAGCTGGTGGCAGCATGACCTACATTCTTCGCACAGTCGCCGCTGATATGAAAAGCCGTGGCGGTTTTATCTGGCCGGAAAGCGGCCCGGTGTCGTGTCCCGATTGGGATGCCACACCCGAATGCGGCAATGGCCTGCACGGGTTTT